TATCTTGCTCGTGCAACTAATGCTGCTATCATTATTTTACATCATACTTCTGAGGCTGTTAGTGGTGACCCTTGTCAACCACGTTCCGCCCTTCAAGGAAAAGTGGCACAACTACCTGCTCTCATCTGTACTTTGGGTGTTGTTGGTACTTCTATGGCTGTTGCTCCTGTCAAGAATAGATACGGCAGAGCAGACGCTAATGCTAACTTACTAACGTGGTTAGCCTTTAATCCTGAGTATATGTTTATGGATGATATACCAGAGAATATATAAGGAGAATGATGATACAAGAAGAAAACGATATGACTCAAGAGATACGTCAACTCGTATTACTTGAACTAAATGCAGAGATACAACACTTCATTAATAAAATTGAAGGTGCAAAGATTAGGCCTACAGATGAATGGGGTGATGGTCTTAACCAAGGATTAGATTGGGCTATTCGTATCCTTAAGAAAGATAAGAGCGCAGACTAATGCCATCTCAATCTAGAAAACATAGAGGTTATCGTAGTCAAAAAGTTTTGGCTATGTACTTAGCAGAGAATGGATTTCCATATGCTGAAAGTACAGGTGCTGGACGGAGTGGCTCTGACATAACTGGTTGTGTTGGTATAGATTGGGAAGTCAAAGCACGAACTGGATTCAATCCATCAAGTGCTGTTGCACAATTAAAAGAACGAGCAAAGAAAAATATCTTAGGTTTAGTTTGCTTAAGATTAAATGGACAGGGGGAACAGAAGATTAAAGATTGGGTTGTAGTCTTAAGACTTGAAGATGCAGTTAATCTGCTTAGAGAGGCAGGATATGGTGATAAAAAATGACAACGACTTACCTAGCATCAGAGAAGTGCTTGCACACTACGGAGCAAACATACGACAAACTTACGGGCAAGTTAATCTCAAGTGCCCATTCCACTCCGATACTCACCAGTCAGGAAGTGCTAATCTCAACAATAATATATTCATCTGTTTCGCCTGCGGAATGCAGGGTAACAGTTTACAAATCATTAGCAAACAAGAAGGAGTAAACATACGTGAAGCAAAGCGCATTGCAGAAAGAGTTGTTGGGGAAAGCAACGGAAAAGTACGGGGAAAACATTTATCAGGCGGAAGCCTACCTAAAAAACAGGGGCATTCCAATAGAGGTAGCACGGCTGGCGCAATACGGCGTAGTAGAGGAGCCTGAAGTTGGACACGAAGCATTCAAAGGACGATTATCCATACCGTATATTACCAAGAGTGGTGTTGTCGATTTGCGTTTTCGCAGCCTTCATCCTGCTGTTGAACCTAAGTATATGGGTTTAACTGGTGCTGAAACTAGAATGTACAACGTTCTTGATATTGAAAAAGCAACCGACTTTATTGGTGTATGTGAAGGTGAACTAGACACAATCACTATGTCAGGTTGCATTGGCATACCTTGTGTTGGTGTTCCTGGTGCTAATAGTTGGAAGAAACATTACACAAGATTGCTTGCTGACTTTGAAAGAGTATTTGTATTTGCTGATGGAGACCAGCCAGGTACCGAGTTTGCTCGTAGCCTTGCTCGTGAACTACCAGTAACTATCGTTCAACTACCTGATGGACAAGATGTTAACTCAATGTTTGTGCAAGAGGGTTCCGATTATTTCCATAACAAAATAAATAATAAATGAACCTTGAAGACCAACCACCATACAACACTTGCAGAGAATGTGGGAAAGAGTTTGATAGTTCATTTGAGTTGGTTGACCACTTACTAGAAGATGATGAGGAGTTTGACCCGTATCTAGTTTTACCTAGTGGATACAGATTAATGCTTGGCTCAATGCTTAGGTTTATTTACAACAATGCTAATAGTCCTGAACAAGTTAAGTTAATTACTCAGTCTACCTATGTGACTCTCTTTGCCTCCGAGAATGGCTTTGAACCAATCGAAGAACTCATAGAAGATATGGTGGTTAAGTCAGCATTAAAAGACTTTGATGATAGTCTTAAGACATTATTAGAAGAGGAAAAACCTACCAATGAAAGCGGAGAGTGAAGAGATATGGCAGATTATAACCCACTTGGAAAAACAAGGTTTCCAAATTTACTCGAAGGAGATTTACCAAAGCACCTTGTTGCTAACACTAAAGATTCCCCTGCTCTTAACAAACAATTCAGGAAAGATGTAGAGGATATATTTGATGAACTCCAAGACTTACTCCTCAGCAAGCACATTGATTACGGTCCGAAAAACATCAGCGACTCCCCTGGTGGACCTATCAATGGATTGCGAGTGCGTATGCACGATAAACTTGCAAGGATTAATAACCTCGTTGACAAAGGTGGGAAACCACAACACGAATCCCTTGAGGACTCGTTCAAGGATATGGCTAACTATGCCATCATCGGACTACTAGTGCTCAGAGATAAGTGGGATAATGACTAACAAATCTTCGTTTGATTTAGACTTTGGTTTTGGACGTAAGGGTGAACAACTTGTAGATGAGTTGCTTACTGGCGAAAGAACTGTTGAGGTAAAGCGTGATAGGAAATGGGCTAAAACAAATAATCTTTATATTGAAACTGAATGTTTCTTTAAAAAGATAGAGGACTGGGCACCATCAGGATTAGGTGTGACTGAGGCTTCTTATTGGGCATTTGTTTTGGAAGATAGCACACTCATTGTTCCAACTGACGCACTGCGATATGCAGTTGATAAGTTTGGTAGAGAGATTACTTGCAACATTCCACCTAACATATCTAAAGGATTTTTGATTACAGTAGATGATTTAATGACAGCAACTAGATTACATAAAAGGGAAGTAAATGGAGTGGAGTAAGATAAAGCCTTGGGAATATGTTGTTGATGCAGTTGCTTCTGAGTATCACAAAAAATTTCCAATGGTTGAACTAAAAGATATTAAACAATCTTTATATCAATGGTTCTTTGAGCACCCGAATAAGTTAGAAGAGTGGGGAAAGATTGGCGAGAAAGATATAAAGAATTTAATCTATCGCTCCTTACGGAACCACGCTTTAGATTATTGTCAGGAGTGGAAGGCCAACACAAGTGGCTATGAAACCAGTGATTTATACTACTATGAGGCAGGTTTGGTGGAGGCTCTGTTGCCCTCTGTCTTAAGAGGTGAGATAAATGTTGGCCATAAATTAGATTTAGGTGGAGTGATAGGAACATCTGCTCCTGCCGAAGGCGGTAATCTTATGGCTATGATGATAGAGATTGACTATGCTTACTGGAAACTATCAAAGGAAGATAGAAAGATTTTATTCTTAAGACACGCAGAGTCATTAGAGTATAGATTGATTGCTGATGTTCTCGAATTAGGTTCAGAAGATACTGCTCGTATGAGGCAACGTCGTGCACTTAACAGATTAATACGCAGACTTGGTGGCTTCAGACCATACAATGATGTTGATTCAGAAAAGCATAATGAAGATAGTAGCGATACTGAACAGCAACCTGCTGATACTAAAAGTAGTGCTTAACAAATCTTTCATTTGTTGTCCGTCTTATAGAAACCAGTGCCCTTGAACTGAACAGAAACAGAATTAAAAACTCTGTCTGCTTCATTACCACAAACACATTCAACTTTGTGGCTTCTCTCATCTACACTTCTACTTAAGACGTAAAGTGCTTGACATTGATTACATCTATATTCATAAGTTGGCATTACTCACACCCATCTATCTCTGTCGGAGCGGTGGCTATCGCCCCGCATTCATCACATACTTGGTCTAACAAATACATTCCTACCTGCCTAGTTTCAGTATCCCACATAACTTTTAAGTTCCACATCTTTGAACCACATACACATACAAATACTGGTTCTCCTCTTAAGTCAAACATTAGTAGTAATTATGTCTGACGTGGAACCGCCAAGCGGAACAAGGGGTTTTGTATCTGTGTTGGATATATTTATATGTATGCAATAACTGAACCATTGGGTCTTTACTTGTTTCTTTAAGTCTTTGTCCAATTCCGTATGCACTTGAACCAGATTGGTTCTTTGCAAGATGGTCATACTTTGCTTCTTTATAGAATATTCTATCAAGGCAA